TATATGGTGCCTTTAGAGTGATGTATGTACATACCAAAACGATAGGAGGTTTTGAAAATGGAAATCAAGTACAACGTAACCGGACCCGACCGCAAGCGATTGGTACAGGCCATCGCCCAAATTCTCGAAAGCGATGCCAAGTACCTCGGTGTTCCATCCTGTGCTTATCAGGTGGACAACTTCACCATCAGTAAGGACGGCATTCTTTCCTTCGATGACCACACCAACAGCGGCGAAGCTGAGCAGCTTATCGAGCGCCTTTCTGAAACTGGCTTTGAAGCTGAGATCGAGGAAATCACAGACGGTCTTTGCATCGAGCTTCCGCTGAAAGACACCACCGAAGCGGCAATTGACAACCTGCGCAGGATGGTGGACAGCAAAGCAACTCTTATAAAAAAGGCACTCGGTGCAGACAGCTTGGAAATTGAGGTCACCGAGGAGCGTATCCGCTTCCCTTGGTTCGATCGCATTCCGGAGCCTGAGGTCATCAGTGCAACTGCTCATTTCCTTGGGCATATGCTTGATGCAGCCAAGAACCATAAGCGTGTGACTGCCAAGGAAAAGGAAACCGACAATGATAAATACGCCTTCCGCTGCTTCCTCCTTAGACTCGGCTTCATTGGCGATGAGTTCAAGGAAACGCGCCGGACGCTTCTTCGGAATCTGACCGGCAGCGCCGCATTTCGAACGGGAGCCAAGAAAGGCTTCAGCGCAGAGGAACTGGACGCCGCTACCGACGACCCCGCTGTAGTAGACGCGGTAAATGCCCTACTGAATGGAAAGGAGGCAACTGATGATGAGATTTCCGAATAAAGAAGTAGTTGAGCGCATCCGCCGTCAATTTCCGGTCGGTTGCCGCGTTGAGCTTCTTCGCATGAATGATGTGCAGGCTCCGCCCATCGGCACCAAAGGCACCGTAATCGGAGTGGATGACACAGCAAGCATCATGGTTAGCTGGGACAACGGTAGCGGACTTAACGTGGTCTATGGCGAGGACCTTTGCCGGAGGTGCGACGATGACCGATAAGGTGCGCAAACAGATCTTGGCCATTCGCGATACCGGCCTGACGAATATGTTTGATGTAGTAGCGGTGCAGCGTATCGCAAACGACATGTGTTTTTATGAGCTGGTCGTGTACCTCGAGGAAAACCGCAAAGAATATGCCCATTTCATCCTAACCGGTGAGGCGTAAAACACATCCCTTTCATAACGATATTTGGTGCATTTTCATCTCTGAATTGACTTGCTATTGTGTGCTTTCAGAGCGAATATACACATACAAAAACGAAGGGAGTGCACACCATGTGGAAAGAAGGAAGCCTTAAGATTCACAACAGCATTTTTCATTACTGGATGAAGGTTTACGAGGAAGGTTCCCAGTTTGGGATCGACGGCGGCAGGATCAGCAAGCTGATGCTCAAACGAGATGGCAAGGTCGTATGCAACTACGACAGGGGCTGGGACATAGAGCCCGCCGACCCAGACACGCAGCTTGCGCTTGAACTACTGCTACACAAGGAAAACAGCTAACACAAACAAACTACAGCTTCTTGGAACATGAGCCAACCGGCTCTGTTCCTCGTCATGCAGCCAATATGGGCTGTATTTTTTATGCCCTGCGAAAGGAGGCGACGGCGTATCAGAAAATTGAAGAAATACTCTCCAACCCGATTTAAAGCATCGGATTCAATCTATGACAAGGCTCTGGCCGATTACGCCGTGTCCTTTATTGAGGCGCTCTCCCACACCAAGGGCACCTGGGCCGGTAAGCCTTTTGAGCTGATCGACTGGCAGGAGCGGATTATTCGAGACATCTTTGGCACCATCAAGCCCAATGGCTACCGGCAGTTCAACACAGCGTATGTAGAAATTCCAAAGAAGATGGGTAAATCAGAGCTCGCCGCTGCGGTTGCTTTACTGCTGACCTGTGGCGACAATGAGGAACGCGCCGAGGTCTACGGCTGCGCCGCCGATCGCAATCAGGCATCTATCGTCTTTAACGTTGCAGCAGATATGGTCCGGATGTGTCCGGCACTGGCGAAACGAGTCAAGATACTTGATTCCATGAAACGACTCGTTTATTTACCGACTGGGAGCACTTATCAGGTGCTGTCTGCAGACGTCGGCAACAAGCACGGTTTCAATACCCATGGCGTGGTATTCGACGAACTTCATACCCAGCCAAACCGAAAGCTCTACGATGTTATGACTAAAGGCAGTGGTGATGCGAGGATGCAGCCGCTGTATTTTCTAATCACGACCGCCGGAGACAACCAGAACAGCATCTGTTGGGAGGTCCATCAGAAGGCCCTGGATATCATCGACGGTAGAAAAAATGACCCGACCTTCTATCCGATCATATATGGTGCAGCGCAAGAGGACGACTGGACTGATCCGAAGGTTTGGAAAAAAGCCAATCCCTCCCTCGGTATTACCGTCGGCTTAGATAAGGTCAAAGCGGCCTTTGAGTCTGCCCGCCAGAATCCCGCCGAGGAGAACAGCTTCAGGCAGCTCCGCTTGAACCAATGGGTCAAACAAGCTGTGCGCTGGATGCCGATGGACAAATGGGATGCCTGCGCTTTTGCGGTCGACCCGGAAGCCTTACGAGGCCGGGTTTGCTACGGTGGTCTTGACCTTTCCTCCTCCACCGACATTACTGCTTTTGTTCTGGTATTCCCGCCACTGGACGAGGATGACAAATATGTCGTACTCCCGTTCTTCTGGATACCGGAGGACAACATCGATTTGCGTGTGCGGCGTGACCATGTGAATTATGATGTCTGGAAAAAGCAAGGCTACTTGTTAACTACCGAAGGCAATGTGGTCCACTATGGCTTCATCGAAGCGTTCATCGAGGAGCTGGGTACGAAGTATAACATTCGCGAGATAGCCTTTGACCGGTGGGGCGCTGTACAGATGGTCCAGAACCTTGAGGGCATGGGCTTCACAGTCGTTCCTTTCGGTCAGGGCTTCAAGGATATGAGCCCGCCAACCAAAGAACTCATGAAGCTAACCTTAGAACAAAAGGTTGCCCACAGCGGTCACCCGGTCCTGCGCTGGATGATGGACAACATCTACATCCGCACCGACCCGGCAGGCAATATCAAAGCGGACAAAGAGAAATCCACAGAGAAAATCGACGGCGCAGTCGCCACGATTATGGCCCTTGACCGGGCGATTCGGTGTGGCAACGAAAGTGGCGCTTCGGTCTATGACGATCGTGGTCTACTTGTTTTTTAGTAAAGGAGAGTGATGTCTATGGGAATACTGCAAGGAATATTCAAGGCGCGTGACAAGCCTCAAGATACCCTCGGTGGAAGCCGTTACAGCTTCTTTTTCGGCAGCACCAGCGCTGGAAAGCCAGTCAACGAGCAGACGGCCATGCAAATGACAGCAGTGTACAGCTGCGTGAGGATATTATCTGAAACACTGGCGGGACTTCCGCTCCATATATACCAATATAATGATTCAGGTGGTAAGGAAAAACACCTCAAACACCCACTGTACAAACTGCTTCATGACGAGCCTAATCCTGAGATGACTTCCTTTGCTTTTAGAGAAACGCTGATGAGTCATCTTTTATTATGGGGGAATGCCTACGCGCAGATCATACGAAACGCCCGTGGCGAAGTCGTTGCACTTTATCCGCTGATGCCAAACAAAATGACAGTCGACCGAGATTCAAACGGTCGGCTTTTCTATTTGTATCAGCGCAGTAACGAGGACACTCCCTCTCTTGGCAAGGAAAGTCAGGTCTACCTATCTCCCTCAGACGTTCTTCATATTCCTGGCCTCGGCTTTGACGGTCTGGTCGGTTACTCTCCCATTGCGATGGCGAAGAATGCTGTGGGACTGGCCATTGCCACAGAGGAATACGGTGCGAAGTTCTTCGCTAATGGAGCTGCTCCGGGCGGAGTGTTGGAACACCCCGGCACCATCAAGGACCCACAGAAGATTAAGGAGTCCTGGAACGCAGCCTATCAGGGTAGCGGAAATTCACATCGGGTAGCCGTTCTTGAAGAAGGCATGAAGTATCAGCCCATCGGGATCTCACCGGAACAGGCGCAGTTTCTGGAGA